CTGCGGATACTAGTGAAACAACACTTACAGTAACAAACCCCACAGGAGATCGTACTATTACTTTGCCAGATGCTACAGGTACTGTTGCTCTTACAAATAATAAGTTAGATGCTTTTGCAGCAACTACTTCAGCAGAACTTCGTACAGTAATCTCTGATGAGACTGGTACTGGCGGACTTGTTTTTGCTGATACCCCAACACTTGTAACACCAAACATTGGTGCTGCAACTGGTACATCTTTGGTTCTTTCAGGGGACCTAACAGTTAACGGTACAACAACTACAATTAACTCAACAGAAATCACAATTGATGACAAGAACCTTACACTTGGTTCAGTAGCAACACCAACAGATGCAGGCGCAGACGGTGGTGGTATTACTCTTAAGGGTGCTACAGACAAGACCATTAACTGGATAGATGCAACCGATGCATGGACATTTTCTGAGCACGTTAACCTTGCTTCAGCAAAAGAGTTTAAGATTAATGGAACATCACTTAAAGATGTAACAGAAACTCTTACAAATAAAACATTAACAAGTCCAACACTTACAACTCCAGCCCTTGGCACTCCAGCCTCTGGAACAATGACAAACGTAACTGGATTACCACTTACAACTGGTGTAACTGGAACTCTTCCAATTGCCAATGGTGGTACTGGTGGAGCAACAGCAGGAGATGCTCGCACTGCACTTGGTTTAGCAATTGGTTCAGATGTTCAAGCATATAACTCAACATTAGCAGCAGTCGCTGGTGGTACATACACTGGTGATGACAGCATCACTACAGTAGGAACAATTACAGCAGGTACTTGGACAGGCTCAACAATTGCAGTAGCAAACGGTGGTACAGGAATAACATCCTTCGGAACAGGAATTGCAACATTCCTTGGAACTCCATCATCTGCAAATTTGTTGGCAGCAGTAACTGATGAAACAGGAACAGGTGCTCTAGTATTTGCTAATACACCAACACTTGTTACTCCAGTAATTGGAGCAGCAACAGGAACATCACTTAGTCTTTCAGGTTCAGTAACTGCAGCCTCTGTAACTCTTACAGATGCTCTTATTGGAACTGCTACACAGGCACTTACAGATGGAACTGCAACTGTAGTTGACTCTTGGTCAGCATCTACATACCGATCAGCAAAGTATATTGTACAGATGATTAAAGGAAACGACATTGAGGTTCTAGAAGTTTTGGTAACTGTTAATGGCGAAAACAACGTTTACCTAACTGAATATGCAGATGTTCAGAGCAATGCACAAATTGGAACAACAGATGCAGATTTTTCAGGTGGAAACGTTCGCCTAAAGGTCACAGCATCAGACAACACAACAGTAAAGGTTCACAAAACGCTTATTGAAGCGTAATGTGGACTGAAGGGACAGTGAACTTCAGTGGCAACTAACAATAAAGACTTTGTTGTAAAACAAGGACTTAAGGTCGCTACTGGAGTCACATTCCCCGATAACTCTGTACAAACAACAGCATTTACTGGAAGTGCCCTTACAGTTGGCAGTTCTTTTCCAGGCAGTCCATCAAATGGAGCAATGCATCTAGATACAAATACAAACCGTATTTACTATTACTATTCTAGTGCTTGGTCAGCAATCGCCAACTATGATGATACCTCATCAGTTACAGACCATAGTCACTATACAGGTATTGATGAAAGTGGATTTGTTAAAGATGTTTACCAGTATCAAGGTAATGGCGTTTCAGGTCCATGGCTAGGAACAATCTTGGATGGTGGAACACCAGCAACAACTTCCTTTGCTATGGTTATTGATGGCGGTAGCGCAGCATGAGATACTCTGGTATAATGATTAATATTGTGGAGGTTTACTAATGGCAACTAGAATTCAAGTCCGTAGAGGTACTACGAGTCAATGGAATACAGCAGATCCAGTCCTTAACGAAGGTGAAATTGGATACAATAACACCCTTGGTCAAATTAAGGTTGGTGATGGAGAAAGTAATTGGTCTGAGTTAGACTATCTTGTAAATTCTTCTTCTTTAGGAACAAGTCTTGGATCTTACATACTCGACACTGAGAAAAGTTCGATAGATGGAGTTGCAGAACTTGATGGAAGCAAAAACATTCTTGCTCCAGCAGGTATTATTTTTGAAGGCACAGCAAATGATCATGAGACTACTCTTTCAGTAACAGATCCTACCGCAGATCGTACTATTACCTTTCCAGATGTAACAGGCACAGTTATTACAACTGGCAATCTTTCAGACATTACAAACATTGGTGTATTTAGTTCAACAATTACTATGGAAGGTTCAACAGCAAATGACTTTGAACTTACCCTTTCAGCAGGAGACCCAACCGCTGATCGCACTATTACGTTCCCTGACGCTACAGGAACGGTAGCACTTACAACTGATATTGCAGTAACCGCATCATCAACAAATACATTTTCAAATAAATCAATTAGCCTTGGATCAAACACAGTAACTGCAACACTTGCAGAATTAAATACAGCAATTTCTGATGCAGACTTAGTATCCATTTCTGGTTCTGAAACCCTTACTAATAAAACCTTGACAAGCCCAATAATTTCTGGTTTGACTATTTCAGATGCCTCAATAGTTTTTGAAGGCGCAACAGCCAATGACTTTGAAACAACAATTACTTTTACAGACCCAACAGCAGATCGTACTATAACATTTCCAGACGCTACAGGAACAGTTGCCTTAACTGCAGACTATGCAGCACTAGCAGGTGCCACCTTCACTGGAGCAATATCTGGAACAAGCCTGACTCTTTCAGGGGATTTAACCGTTAATGGTACAACAACAAATATTAACTCAACTAATCTAGTTGTTGAAGATAAGAACATTGTTCTTGGAGACACTACAACCCCAACAGATACAACTGCTGATGGTGGAGGTCTTACACTTAAAGGAACAACAGATCACACCTTTAATTGGGTAGACGCTACTGATGCTTGGACATCTTCAGAACATATGAACTTACTTACAGGCAAATCTTATAAAATTAACGGCACTGCAATATCAGCAGCCTTACCAGCCCTTACATGGGGAGAAGTTAAAAACGGTAAGTCTGGTCTGGTTATTAGTTAAACTACTTTGTAAAACAAAAAGTACTTAACCTTAAACTTAACGTTTAGTGTATAGTTTATGCGTATTTTAATTGTTTAAATTTATGATATACTAAGAGTGCTTTGCAATTAGCAAAGTACTAATTATTTTTATTAATAGAAAGTTGGAATTTTAATGTCAGAGGTCTTTTCTTTTCGTTTATCAGATGAGTTTATAACAAAATACGCAGCAACGCCAGCCCCATTTGGATTTTCTGATGCTGGGTCTAACTCATTAGGCGAGATTACGTTTATTCGTACTTATTCTCGTGTTAAAGAAGACGGAACTAAAGAACGCTGGCATGAGGTTTGTCGTCGTGTAATCGAGGGTATGTATTCAGTACAGAAGAATCATGCTAAAGACAATAGACTACCTTGGAATGATAACAAGGCTCAGAAGTCAGCACAAGAAGCCTATCAAAGAATGTTTGAATTAAAGTGGACCCCTCCAGGTCGTGGTCTTTGGGCATTTGGAACTCCTATGACTATGGAGAAGCGTAACTCTGCATCCCTTCAAAACTGTGCAATGGTTTCTACTCGTGACATTGATCGTAATGATCCAGGAGCCCTCTTTGCCTGGGTAATGGATGCATTAATGTTGGGTATAGGTGTAGGGTTTGATACTATCGGTCAAGATAAGCAGATGCCTATTTATCAACCTACAGAGCCAGCCTCTATATATGAAATTCCAGACACTCGTGAGGGTTGGGTCGAGTCAGTAAGATTGCTTATTAACTCATTCTTGCGTCAAAACCAGCCTATCCAAGAGTTCAACTATGACCTTATCCGTCCGCTAGGAGCCCCTATTAAGGGCTTTGGAGGCGTTGCAAGCGGTCCAGCACCACTCATTGATCTCCATACACGTATTCGTAATGTAATTGGCTCTAGAGCAGGAGAGGTTTTAGATAGCCGTGCTATTGTCGACATTGTAAATCTTATTGGAACTTGTGTCGTTTCAGGAAATGTTCGTCGTTCTGCTACCCTTGCACTAGGAGCGCCAGGAGATAGCGATTTCATTAATTTAAAAAATCCAGAAGTATTCCCAGAGCGTAACTCTTATGATTCTGAAAAACCAGGTTGGGCTTGGATGAGTAATAACTCAATCTCTGCTGAAGTTGGAACTAGATATGAAGACTATGTTGATTTAATTGCTGATAACGGTGAACCAGGTTTTATCTGGCTTGACGTTGCTCGTAATTATGGTCGCCTAGCAGATCCAGCAGATGGAAAAGATTCACGTATTATGGGATTCAATCCTTGTGCAGAGCAGCCATTGGAATCATACGAACTTTGTACACTTGTAGAAGTGCATTTAAATCGCCATGATTCTAAGGAGGACTTTCTCAAGACATTGAAATTTGCATATTTGTATGGTAAGACTGTTACTCTTATGCCAACACATTGGCAACAGACAAATGGTATTATGCAACGCAATCGTCGTATTGGAACATCTCTTACAGGTATTGCTGCATTTGCTGATGAGCATGGTCTTCCAACAACTCGTGAATGGATGGATGAGGGATATCAAAAGATTCGTCATTATGATCATCAATATTCAGAATGGCTATGCGTTCGTGAATCAGTTCGTGTAACAACAGTAAAACCATCAGGATCAGTATCATTACTTTCTGGTGCAACTCCTGGAGTTCACTGGGGACCTGGTGGAGAATTCTATCTTCGTGCTATTCGTTTTGGAGATCAAGATCCAATGCTTCATCTATTTAAAGCGGCAGGGTATAAGATTGAAAAAGACCTTGTATCAGCAAATACCCAAGTTGTATATTTCCCAGTAGCATCTGGTCACAAGCGCTCTGAGAAGCAGGTTAGCCTATTTGAAAAAATTGGCTTGGCAGCAACTGCTCAAAAGTACTGGTCAGATAATGGTGTTTCAGTAACCCTGTCATTTGATAAAGAAGAAGAGACAAAGTTTGTTGCACCAGCATTACATATGCACGAGGGACAACTAAAGGCAGTCTCATTCCTTCCAATGGGAAATAAAACATATCCTCAGCAACCTTATACAGAGATTACAAGAGAAGAATATAATGCTTATGTTGGCACAATTGGCAAAATAGACTGGTCCGCCATTTATGATGGCAAAGATAACCTAGACGCTGAGTCAGAGAAGTATTGTAGTACAGATGCTTGTGAGATTAAACTTTATTAATTTCATTCCTGCTATAATAAGGTGATAGGAGAAAAATGTCTAGCCCATCAAACTTATATGCAGAAAAGATATATTCAGAGCATCCACTAGTTCTTTGGGCGCTAGATGATAAGGCTGACTACATCAGTTTAATATCCGAAACGAATAGAGATATTGAAAATGAGTGGACAGTTTCTGGCGGTACTGCAACAGAGTCATCAATAGGCAATGAGCCATTTCCAGATAGCATTACAACGAGTGTAACTGGAAACGTTCCTGTTGGTGCTACAAATGATATTGTCTGTATTAGTCCTGAACTTGTGAACTTTACCAACTTAAATTCAGATCTTGGAACTTTTTCTGTCGGAGGGTATTTCTACTCTAGCAGTCCATACCTATCATCAGTATCTATTGGTTATGAATATACAGATACAACAACATCCTTGGTTGTACAAAAACTAAAAACATTTCCAACTACTATATTCCAAAATTGGTCCTTTGTCTCAGAAACATTTGAAATTCCAAATGAAAATACAGAACTAAGACTTGTATTTAAGATAAATACAACTAGTGGTGGTGCAAACTCTTCAGACTATACTTTTTATATCAATGGGTTAACTCTTGGTCAATGGTCAGAAGAGTTTAATACTACGTCTCTTGGAATTGAGCCAGAGGCTTTCCCATCAACCATTGCACTTACTACAACTAGTCAGGTTGTTCCAACTACAGCCTATGGAATATCATCTGATGAAGGATACCATCTTGTTAATGATAATTCTCTTGTAGCAAAAAATTCTAGCATTCCTATGGTATTTGGAGCAAGCGGAGTAACAATTCTAACCCCAAACTCTGGTGGAGATCCGTCACTTATTTTGCCAGGTAAGGGATTTTTAAATGAATTAGGAAGATATAAAGAATATACGGTAGAGTTTTGGGCAAGAATAAATTCTGATTCGTTTACTCCAAAAAGAATCTTTGGTCCAATAACTGGAACAGATGGTTTATATGTTGAAGGTGGCTTTTTAACTTTAGTTGTTGGAGATAAGTTTAGTTCTCATTTTGTTGGAGAATGGTTTAGACCAATGCTTATCCATATACGCTTAATTAGAAACTCCGTCAGCCTTTTACTTAATGGAGAAGAAGTTCTATCCTTTGCTATTGATACTGAGTCATTAGTTTTACCAGATCCTACATACCTTGGAGACTCACAAGACTGGCTTGGATTTTATTCTTATTTAGATGTAACCCCAATAGAGATAGACTGTGTTGCTATTTATCCATACCAGGTTCCAGTAACTGTTGCAAAACGTAGATGGGTATATGGACAAGGAGTTCTTTCTCCTGAAGGAATCAACTCGGCGTATGGAGGAACTTCAGCATTTATTGATTACCCATTTGCAGACTACACCTCTAATTATAATTATCCAGATTTTGCACAATGGCAACAAGGAAGTTTTGATAACCTCACAACAACAAACACAGCATTAACAACTCCAGAATATCAGTTGCCAGAAATCTTTTTAGACTCAAAAACAATCAATGAGTTTTATACCGATAACCAAGAAGTCCAAGAGGTTGCGTCTGGTCTAACAGTTCCTAATAAGTTCATAACATTTAGACCCAGTAACACCTGGAACTCAGAACAATGTTATATTAACTTTTCAAGGTTTAATATTTTAAATGATCAGGTTAGGTCAATTTATGCTGTTTTTAGTACAAACGATATTGAGCCACAGTCTGGACCATTGCAGCCTCAAACATTGTTAAAAATTTATAATTCTTTAACGGGAGACTATTTTGTTATTAAACAAGAAGAAGACATAGTTAGATATGTTTTAAATTATAACGGAGCAAACCAAGAACTATACGTTACCCCATCTATTGAGTCAAACCAGTTTTTTGCAGTTGGTTTAAATGTTCAAACAATCTCAAACTCTTTTGGTGAAAACGTATCAGCATTTTTTGGAAATCAAAATGGGTTAAAGATATATGTTGGTGGAGATGAAGAGGCAGGAAATACTTTTACTGGAAAGATTTATACAGTTGGGCTTGCTACAGAATCTAATACAGTTAATATTGATGATTATTTTAATACAGATGGAATTATATTATTTGATGACCTTGCAGAAAGTGGGGTAATAGAAGAAACAACCGCTATAGCATTAATAGCCCATACTGCAAGTTATACACTACTTCCAACAGAAGCCTATGAACAATTTTTCCTAGATATCGGGGTATCTGGATATTGGCAAGACTATCTACCTCTTTCATACTTTGCCCAGTATGTAGCAAATGACGTTGGTAATCAATACTACGACCTTGACTTTTTACAATTTAATATTGGATACCCTGGACCGTCGTCTAATTCTCAATCAGAAGAAGTTGCAGAGTCTTGGACTTATCAACAGTTAAAAGATCAGTTTGAATCTCCAGAACAAAAAACGTACTACCAGTTTGATAACTTCTTGTTTAGTGGTTGGTCTAACTACGAAGATATTGAACAGAAGTCTGTTAAGTTTTATCAATACGATACAGAGAGTGCATCAATAAGAAGTTATGTTACCTTTCAATATATTCAAGACGGAGCCAACGCACCACAAACAAGTTTTAGCAGGATAGAAGCGGCAAAGTCTACACGCATTGTGGATATGGATGAGCACCCGTTGTGGTCAACAACAAAGTTTGAGGTTGTTGACAATACCCTGATCTATCCAACAAAGACTATTGATTTTAATCAACTTGCTATTGTCTATCATCTTGAGTTTAATATTAGAAATATACTTACAAAGCCAATTGCTCTTCGTAGGCTTGAGTTTGCCTCACAAGCCTTAAATGATAACTCTTTCAATCCAATTGGAACACGATTTGGTCTTGACATGTTCCCATACAAGAGGTCTGGATTATACTATGATTATAAATCTAAGAACCCATTTAGCATTTATAAGGGAAGTACTCCATACCTGTATCTAAATAGAAAAACTGGAATTGAAGTGCGTGGCACCTTTGATCCACAAGTTAGTCGTGGAATTGCAGTTCCTATTAATCAAACATCTGCTGCAGAATATCGTGTTAGTGCTGCTCAAATATGGATGAGGTATGACGATGACTTTTTCCCAGCAACTCCTACAGAAATATTTGAAATTGAATATAAAGGTGACACAATTAAATTCTATATGGTTGCAGACAGTTCAAAAGGATCTAGGGCTAGAGTATTTGCACGTAGCCAAAATACAGGACTAGACTTTAATGGTCTTGCATACTTCTGGAATGGATCCTTAGTCCGTGAACCAGTTATTACTAAAAAGGAGTGGGGAGTTCTTGGAATTGCATTCTCTACAGCGCTAAACTTTGACGGATACCTTGGCGGCATAAACTTGACTGGTCCAATGGTATTTAATAATATTGCATATTATCAGGCAAATAATCTACAGCAAGTACAAAGTACCCTTACAAGACCATGGCTTCAGGTTAAAACAGATGGAGTTACCAACTTTGAGTGGGAGTATTGGCTAAATAACTTTGTTTGGGAAGGCGTTTTGGTTATTTCTGCGTCAGACCTATACGGGGTTAGCCCATCAGATGTATATAAGACCTACGTAGGAACTAATAAGATTATTATTGATGATAACGAAGGAATGATATTTGATGCTGAAAAAATTAAAATTTATGCAGATACTACTTGGCAGACCACAGTCAAGATTCCAGTATAGTATGCTATACTTGTGGTTATGGATAACGAAATTCTCAAAAAAGTTGGCAATGTCCGACGCAAAGTAATCGAAAAAGACTACAATTGGGGTCTATACGTGTACAAAAAGTCAGATGGAAACTGGTTTACTGACGGAACTGGTAGCATTTTAAACATTCCATCAGAGCGTGGAGACATTTCAAAGATTTCAGAACTAAGAAAAGCGGCACTGCATTATGGCGATGATGGTGAAGGAAAGCCCGTTTTTGTTCCTGGATTAACTAGAATTAGCGAAGAAGAGTATTCTGAGCAAATAGATAGAATGAAGAACGGTTTGATTCCTTCTATGAACGACCACGGTGCTTGGGTAGCAGCACGACAAACCTATAATAAGTATGGTAGCGATGACTGATGATTATGTAAGAGTTGGCTTAAACACCCAACATAAAGATGAAAACCCATTTAGTGACCAAGATCCTTTTATTAAGTCTTGGGATAATCTTAAAGACTACAATGGACTAAATCAAAACTTTCGTAGAAAAACTTCACGGAATGTAGCAAAGGCAATAATTGCAACAGATGCATACCTTGATTCAGCAAATGCAACACCTTCAGGGGTAGATGCTTCATCAAAGGCTATCAATCCTGGAACTGTATATCGTAATGGCTATGGTCTATTTGATGTAATTACGCCTCCATACAATATGTATGAATTGGCTAACTTTTATGATACTTCTTTTGCTAATCACGCCGCCATTGATGCAAAGGTAGAAAACGTTGTTGGTCTTGGCTACTCATTTGAAGTAGCGGGTAGAACCATGTTAAGGTTTGAGATGAATGATGACCAAGGAGCAGTTGATCGTGCTCGTCGTCGTATTGAGAGAATGAAATTAGAATTACGTGATTGGCTTGAGAACCTTAATGACGATGACTCTTTTACAAAGACAATGGAAAAGTTTTATACAGATGTTCAGGCTACAGGAAATGGCTTTCTTGAAATTGGAAGAACTGTAACTGGTGAAATTGGATACATAGGTCACATACCAGCAACTACCGTTCGTGTTAGACGTTTACGTGATGGCTTCGTACAAATTATTGGAAATTCTGTAGTCTATTTTAGAAATTTTGGGGCTAAGAATCCAAACCCAATGACTGCTGATACTCGTCCAAATGAGATTATTCATTATAAAGAATACTCACCATTGAATACTTACTATGGTATTCCAGATATTATTGCTGCTTTGCCGTCTCTTATTGGAGATCAACTTGCTTCACAATATAACATTGACTATTTTGAAAACAAGGCTGTTCCAAGATATGTTGTAACCCTAAAGGGTGCTAAGTTGTCTGCCGATGGAGAAGACAAGATGTTTAGATTCTTGCAAACAGGACTTAAGTCTCAGTCACATAGAACTCTATACATACCGCTTCCTGGTGATACAGATCAAAATAAGGTTGAATTCAAAATGGAGGCTGTGGAAAACGGCATTCAAGATGGATCCTTTAAAGAGTATCGTAAGCAAAATCGTGATGATATTTTTATTGCTCACCAGATGCCTATGTCTAAGATTGGTGGGTCGGAAGGTGCAGGAGTTGCAGCAGCAATTTCCCAAGACCGCACATTTAAAGAGCAGGTTTGCCGACCAGCACAGAGTCATCTTGCTAAAGTAGTAAACAAAATTATTAAAGAAAAAACAGACATTCTTGAACTTAAGTTTAAAGAATTTACCCTTACAGATGAAATCGCTCAATCGCAAATTCTTGAGCGCTATGTAAAGACTCAGGTTATGATGCCCAATGAGGCTCGTGAGGCAATTGGTCTTCCACAAATTCCAGACGGCGATCAGCCATTTGTTATGTCTCCACGCCAGGCAACTGATGCTAGAGCAAATTTGGCGGGGACTCGTCAAAGAGATTCAGAAAGAACAAATAATAACTCTGATTCTACAACAACCGTCTCTGGACGCAATCCACAAGGAGAAGGTAGGTCATCTCAGTAATTGAGATAACGTTGAAAATGTTTGGTATAATGGTATCGATATGTTAATAAATAAGGCTCATTGGGTGACTAATGGCGACAATGTTCGTCTATCGATGCCCATTGGAAAAGTTGATATTGAGCGCCGTATGGTGTCAGGTTTTGCTACTCTTGATAATATTGATAAGCAAGGCGACATAGTAACAACAGAGTCTAGTATAAATGCATTTAAAAACTTTCGTGGTAATCTACGTGAAATGCACCAGCCATCAGCGGTTGGCAAGATTGTTTCTTTTAAAGAAGATCGATACTTCGATCCAAGTACAAAAAAGTTTTATAGTGGAGTATATGTTTCAGCATATGTTTCAAAGGGTGCACAGGATGCCTGGGAAAAGGTTCTAGATGGAACTTACACAGGATTTTCTATTGGTGGAAACATTAAGACCTGGGATGATGCATTTAATGAAGAGATGGATAAGACTATCCGTGTTATTAAAGAGTACGACCTATATGAACTTTCACTAGTTGATTCACCAGCAAATCAGTTTGCAAGTATTGTATCAATTGAAAAACAAAATGGTCACAATGTTATTGGTGGTCTGATTTCAAAGGTAGATACAGAAAATATTTTTTATGATCAAGAATCAGGAATGGTTATCTTGTCAGATGCAGAAACAGTTTCACACCCAGTTACTGAAAAGCAAATGAAAAACATTGGTTTTGTTGAAAAGAATGATAATGAGAAAGCAGAAATGATAAAGTTCTTAGTTGATAGTGCTAAAGGCATT